GCTCGCTAGAGGTAATCTCTGAAAGATAATCACCGCTAGTAACATAATTAACATGGTTTTCCCTAACACTTGGCAGCTTATCAGGGTCTCCCGTTAGTTTAAATCCAAATAAAGAGTCTTGGCTTTGCATATACTCAGTAAAGGACTTAACTGATTCCGTTCTGCTTTCTTGTTGCTTTGCAACGTCTGCTTCATCGGATTTAACTATAGATTGGCGTTCGCTTTGGATCGCCCTGTCTAATGTACTTCTTATTTTTAACGCTTCAACTTCTAATAAACCCGTATCGGTGTACTTGTCTATTACGTTTTCTAGCTTGTCACCTGCCATTCCATCAGCCTCTAAACTCTTCCTCATCAGGTTCTCATCATCTAATTTAAGGAAATTTTCTAAGTCTTCAATCTTTTTATTAGTATTCCCGCTATACTTAACTTCTTCTTTAAGCTCTTTATTCTCTTTTACAAGAGTTTCTAAAGATGTTTTTATCTCATCTATGTTATTAGCTTCTAATCCCAATTCATTAGCGAATTGCTTGAAATGTTCGTCCGTTAAAGTTGTCGCTGTTTCGGAATTTGTAGTTTCCTCAGAACTATTCTCACCTTTAATTTCAGTGCTTTTATCTTCCCCTTCCGCTGTGTTGCTTTCCGCACCTTTAGTATCATCACTATCAGTAGGTAGATCAGGCCATGCGAAATCATCATCACCATCGCTAGTATCGTTATTATCATTATTAACACTACTCTCGTTTGTTTCGTTTGTCGATTCGCTATCGCTAGAAGAATTTGTTTTGGTATCTAAAAATGCTTGAGGGTCAAAATCAGCAGCTTCAGCAACCTCCCCTTTTTCATTATTAACATCGTTTTCTGTTGCACTAGCCTCACTAGCTACCTCTGCGCTTCCTTCGCTTGTTTGCTCATCAGCATTTAACACTGGTGCTTCTGCTGTTACTTCTTCGTTTTCGTTTGCCATTTTACTTTTACTTTAAATTATTATTTACTTCCTTCTTTACTTTATTCTTACATTTCTTGACTCTCGCCCTGCAAGGATGCCATCTCAGCAGCCTCAGCTTGGTTAGAGTCTTGCAGCATTATCTTATCTAAATCACCCTTCCTGCCAGCCTCCTGCATGTCTTCCTTATGCTCCAAATCCTCACCAGCAATAGTCAGCTTGGTCTCAGACTCTAATTCAGCAATCTTCATGTCTGTCTCAGATTTAATCTTAGCAGTATCAAGAGTTACATTTATTTTCTGACCATTAATCTCGTTAGCTGCTTCTGTAGCTGCAATCTTTCTTTCTTCCATCTGAGTCTGAGCGGCTTGTACAGCCTCTAACCCTGAAGTCAATATAGCTTCTAAGTCAGTAGCGTTATCAGCGTTAACAGCTTTAATAGTTGCAATAGGGTCAATAGCTCCTGAACTAGAGAAGTTATTAATCATCTGCATCATAGTTTGCTTACGCTCTAATTCTTTCGAGTTGTTCTGAACAAAAATACCATACTCATCTAATGAGATAGCTTTGTCAATCTTAAACATCTCATATCCCATATCACCGAATACATTAATCATGTACCCATCCTCTCCCCAAGTATATCGCATAAGATTAGCCATACCCTGTAATGTCTCCCCTACTAATTGATAGTGTATATCAAACAATGGAGCAGTAATTAATGTAGACTGCATTACGCTTCTCTCATTAACACCCACAGCATCACTAGTCTTATTCACCCCTGACCTACTAGCTGTTATACCAGTAAGCTTATCAGCGGTCTCCTCAAGCATCATCTTTAAGTTAATCATCTGCGATACAGAGTTACTTAAAGTAAAATCAATATCTTTCCACTGATTAAATGTACTCATCTGACCACCCTCCTGTTTAGAGTTAATCATAATAAGTCCAGAGTTCTTAGCGTGATACATTACATCACTTAAAGGAATGTTTTTGGGTTTCTGTGATACATCATATACCAACGCCTTACCACCACTCCTAGCTAACGCTTGGTCAATATGGAACATTACAATGTTATACATTAATTGGATGTTTTTCAACGTGTCCACAATTGACAATGTAGAACCTGCAAACCTGTTCCTAATAACACCAAAGAAATCTAACTTCGTGTTTGCATAGTTTTCTTCGTATCTAATTTGGTTTGGTTTAGCCCCGAACTTAATAAGCATTTTATGACCAACTTTAACAGCTTCCCTAACCTCTACAATCGCCTTCTTAACATCTTCCTCACCTTTCTTAGGCTTATAGTCGTCTGGTAGCATTTTATGATAATCAATAGAAGGGTCGTACTTGTTAGGACTAATCTTATACTTAATCATTTTAATACTCTTCCATTGAATATCAACAACCCTACATCTAAGAGCGTTTGTTCCGTCAGGAGCCATATAACTGTTGTAAGTATTATTGTCGGCATACCATTGACTCGTTTGACTAGCCAGCTCCTCTAACTCATCTACAACCTTACCCTCTAGCTCAAACCTATCTATAATTTCGTTAATAGAGTACCAATTGTCAATACCAGCATACATAGAATCTTGTAAGGTTTCTTGGTCGCTATTTTGGTCATATATAATTTGTCTAGGGTCTAGCCTTTCAACATAAGGAGTTCTGTTCTTAATGTAAACCCTATAAAATTCCTTATTAGTAATCATAAGGTCATAGAATCCACGCTTGAACGTTCCTTTAAGTTTCCATCTATCAATACAGTACTTCAACCCTACACTGACCTGTCTCTCAACACTAGTCCTGTAATTCATTTTCATGTACTCATCAACATCCTTTGGAATCTCTAATCCTAAATCTTCGTCAGGAATTTTAGATCCCGTAAGTTTTTCTATCTTTCTTCGTTCAGGTTTTAATATAGTCTCTACTGCAATAGCAGTTAGTTCCTCGTTCTTTCTCCTGATAGCATTTCTATTAGTTACATTAACAGTATACTGTAAAGGTTGAGTAATTAACTCTCCTGCTAATAAATCTAACTTATTTTGTATCATTGGATAGTTAACCAATCTTGCAGGAGCGGTCATACCATACATGTCAGTTAGGTACTTAAACTGGTCTTTGTTAAACTCACCAGAAGCAATTAAGTAATTCTCGAAGTCCTTTGTTTTATTGGTAACATAAGTCTCAACTTGTTGTTGGTTAAGAAAGTAGTCTACACAATCTGAGTGCCACTTCTCTGTCTTCTGTGACTCTGGCACGTTCTGCCTAGGAAATACCGTTGTATTATTTTTTTGTTCTTGTTCCATTAATTGCTATTAACATCCCTTAATTGTCATCACTCAAGGTCGTAATTAAAGTTAGGACTTCTTTTTGAATTATCAAAATTATCGTTTTTTTCTGAATAATTCGATACAATGTTCCCGTTATTATCAGTAGTGAAGTGAGGTATAAAGTCTTTATCACTCTTTTCCTCTTCCTTTGTGTCAATCACTTTCTTAGTAGCGTCCATGTCATGTATTAACGCCATGCCAAAAGCCATAACCCTATCCGTATTCTGCTTTCCGTACACAACAAACTCATTCAAAAGCTTCATAAAGAATATATCCTCCCAGTGGTCTTTTATGTGTTCATCAACTAATTCAGTAAGTCTCTTCTTCTGGAAAGACTTCATGTGAATACCATACCTGTTAGTTGCTATACTCCAAGGACTATCAGCAGAAGTAGGTCTCTCCTTTAAATACATAGTCATCTTATTAGAACTAAAATACTTTAAGAATCCATCATCATTGTATTCCACAAGTACCTGAGACTCATAGTATATAGCAAGCTTTAAACAGTTCTCGTAAAACTCCTGCTTACTATACGGTCTGTCTGTATAAAACGCAACAGGCTGTTCACCCACTACATCAGGACTAACAAACCTCCTGTACACACACATACAACCTTTAGACCTACCTGCGGCATCCTTCTTAGATTTCTTAGAAGTCTTTACTTCTTCAAACTCATCATCTACGTGGTATGGATCAACTGCTGATACATGAATATTTCTAAACCCCTCTATTGGATGTTCAACAATTTCAAAAGGAAATATATCTCTGTCAGGATTATCAGTATCTAACACTCCATCATCCATAACCCAAATAGGCTTTGCTCCGTACTGCTCTTTACCCTTACTGTCTTTAGGCCAATCTAACCTACCCTTCTGTACTACCTGAAAATTCTTATTAGTATTGATGTTGGCTATCTGCTTGTTAATCTTATCTAAATCAAATGGTGTAGACCCCGACTTGGTAAAAGCATCCTCTGGCTTTAAAGGCATCTCCTGTAGGAACGCATAATAGTTTTCTAATACATTGCCCTTCTTCTTTAATTCAGCTCTCCTTACAATATCCTCGGTAGCTCCCTTAATATCACTCTTGCCAAGCTCTACATCGAAATATCCTGCATACACTTTAGAAGCAGGAATGAATACAGGGACTAAGTTGTAATCTTCAGCATTATAGAACATCTCCATAAAGTCATCAGAATCAACGTTAATCTGATTCGCTGTTCCTCCAATGATAGGAGTACCAAACTGCCTAGCACCTTCTCTAAAGCACTCCTCACTAGCTTGGTAAGCTCTACGTAACTTATTAAATTCTCCAGCCTCTTCAAATATCATGTAGTTCAGTGATGTACCCCTAAAAGCATTAGGCTTATCCATTACTCTAAAGTGCATCATAGACTTCATCCCTCTCTCTACCCATATACCATTCTCCTTCTGCTTATACCCACTCATCATTATATCCTCATTGTTATGAAGAATCTTATTCTTTAATGGTGCAGGTAATTCAGCATAAGACAGTATTAGTTTCTTTCTAAAATCTTCTACGTATTCTGCCTTCTGTGCGCCTAAACCATTCTCACTATGAGGATAACAAGTCCATTCATGTAAAAGTATATTTACGTTCATAAATGTGAACCCCTTCCTTCTAGCTTTCAGCACTATAACCCCCTTACCATCAACCTTTGCTTTATTTACTATGTTAAAATATTCGTGGTCTTGGTCTCTATAAATAGGGCTAATCATTGTCTTTCTAACAGCTCCCTCTGGTAGACCATGTATCTTACCAAAGTTTAAATAGAAATAGTAGTTCCCTGGAATCCAAGTGCCGCCTGTAGGTTTGTAACCATTAATTATTCTTCCTCTCTCTCTCTTCCACCAGTTACGGTATTCGATAGTACCTACCTTTAGCTTAGAGTAATCCTTATCTGTTAATACAGGACAGTATTTTATTGCTTTAATCACGATTCTCCTCTCATGTCTAATTCTGATTCAAACATAGAAAAGTCTTCACTACCTGCTCCTTGTATTTTAATTTCTGATTCTTGGTCTTTAACTATTAGGGTTTTTATATCATCTCTAGCTTTGGCAGCAGCCCCCATTTCTTTTTGTATCTTAATTAGGTCTGATAGATTTTCTTTGTCTGGCTTAATGCTTTTATAAACCTTAGTCATCTTAAAGATTTGGTCAGACATAGCTCTGTACTGATCTATTAACGGATCGTATTGTGTTCTAGCATATTCTTCTCTAGCAGCTACTACCAATTCATCTTCACAAGTTTTGTATTTCATTTTTTCAAATACAACGCTTGTAGCTAATGATTCTCGTTCTTGTTGTGGTAATTTTCTATATGGTGATTTGTAGTCATCGACCATGACTATCCACTTGACCATATTAGACCCCATGCCTTTCTTCTTGTATACTTCAAATAGCTTAGGTAATAGTGCTAATCCTTTGTCGTTAAGGAATACGTTACCGTCAGTGTCTACGTCTATTGCTGTTCCAAACATTTACTTTACTTTATGATATTAGATTAATACCCTTTCTTTTTAGCGGCTTTTTTAGCTGCTTTTTTCTTTACTGGTTTCTTCTTCTTTTTCTTCGCAGCTTTAGCGAATGATGCTTTTTGACTAATTTTGCTCATAATCAACATTTAACTTAGTTAATAGTCCTTCTTCTGTTATATCCCATTTTTTCAAGAATTGTTTCTTCTCTATCTCTAAGAAGAGGTCTACTGCATCTGGAAACAAAGATACGTTAGCTAATTCAGGTAATGTTGGATAGTATCTCCCATCAGCTTCTTTGACGCACTCGACACCTTCAACGCTTACTATTGTATCTGATAATCTGCGTATGTATGTCATTGTTTTATTAAAGTTTAACATTAGGAAAAAACTTAACGTTAATATAATAAAAATTTACATCTTTGCTCTTAGCAATCACATCCCATCTTATTAAATTATCAATACCTAGGTAGAAAGATTTGGTTGATGTGAATTTCATCTCTGACAAATAATCATCAGGAGACACTAAGAACTTCTTCTCGTACACATTACCATTCCTTAATAGATACTCTAGCATATTAAGCCCTTGTTTGTTTAAGCTACAAAGAATTAACATATCTCTGTTTTCTATACTAATTGTATTTTGATTGTCAAACGGATTGACTTTATGCACATGTCTAAGACCTCTACCCATTGCTAATATTTTTTTCCGTGACGGATTACTCTACCGCTGTTATACTTTAATTTGTTCTGAACATGGAACTCTAAATCAATTCCTTTATATCCGCAATGGTCTAACAACCTTATTACTGCGTCAGCTATCTCATCCTCATAAGAATCCTTGATACACTCTTTAAATGCTTCCTGAAAGGGTATACCACTAGCTATCTTTGCATTAAAAGATGCCTTATCAGCAGTTAAGTTATGTCTGTCAGCCTCTAACGCTTCTGCAAGCTCAGAAGTGATTAACATCAAATGTGTACCCACTGGCATTTCTTTTTCGTAGAAACCCTTGTCCTTGTTGGCTTGGTGTACTATTTTAGAAAATTCTGTTAAGTTTCCCATAATTTCTATTGTAAATATATTACAAGTTTAATGTAATTTTCTTACATTTACAAAAACTTAAACCCAATCTTATGAAAGAAGATGAAAATTACATAACCTTGAGTGAACCTAAACCACTTCAATTAACGTTACCACCAGCTGCTGCAACCTTATTCTGGGATTTATGTTAGATGAAACAGGAGATTATATACCACCAATAAAAGATCATGAGTAAATACTACACCCCCTCAACCGAAGAGTTCCACGTTGGGTTTGAGTATGAAGCTCTTTGGGGAGTTGAGAATGTAAATGGAGAATGGTTAAAAGAAACTTTCTCTAAAGACCAATCTATTCTTTCTTTAGAAGATACTGTCAGAGTAAAAACCTTAGACCAATCCGATATTGAGAGTTTGGACTACGTTTTACATAGAAAAGATGTGACAATGGGGTATGATGAATATTGTCATAAAAGACATAAAGAAGTACTTCCTCCTGGAAATGATTCAAATCTTAATGTGATTCTAAAAAAAGGGAATAATGTTATAGTGTACAAGAATCTTGAAATAGTATTCAGAGGCACTATCAAAAACAAATCAGAACTTAAACGCATACTTAAACAACGAGGGATATGACACACGAAGAAAAAGAAGAAGAAGAAGAAGAAGAAGAAGAGATTGACTTAATGATGGATAAACTTCAAGAGGACGCTGTGGAAGCTACAGAGGAGAAGCGTGAAGACATGCAAAAGCTGTATAATATATTAGGAGCTAAAAAGTTTCAGTTTGATTTAAAAAAAGCGTTTAATAAATTAGGATTATGAATAGTAAAGAACAACCACTTCCAGAAGTATGTATATCCAACTTCATGGTTAAATACTTCCCTAGGAAGGAATTAGATAAGATTAACCATAGGATTGAAGGTATAGCTAAGAGAGCTGCTAATAAGCATATTAAGTACTTCAAAATTAGTAGCTACCCCATTACACTTAATAGTAACAATGAATTTCCTACTGAAGCTACTAAAGATAGGATTCTTAGAAGTGTTTGGAAGTATAGTAATGCTAAAGGTAAGTATGAAGACCATGTAGTTACAATACAAGACGTTGAGGTTAAAGGTAGAAGTGGAATATCTTATGAATTTGATTATAAAAAGAATTGATTATGAGAAAGATTTGGAGAAGGATATTAGCTAAATTATTTATAGAAGATGGTTTTTACTATGTGTATCGTGTACACCCCTCTGGCAGAGAAACCTATGAGGGGATAGCTTCTTATGAGTATAGCGATAGAGGTTTTGGTTATATCGAATACTCTATATCACAAAGAAAAGCTTACATAAAGGGTA